GACAATCAAATCAACTATGTCAAACTTCCAGTTCATTTTTGCCTCCAGAACTTCCACCATTTGCGTTCATAACATCTAAAAGATTCACCTTCTGCTATACCGTGAAAGCCGTAAGGCGTGTTGGAACGGCATTGTCTTTGCCACCATTTACAATCTTTGCATTTTTTCATTTTATTAACTCTGGGTTCTCGTGGATGTTGGTTCTTTAACTTTCTGTACCATTTCCCGATGACCTTTTTCGGCTTCGTCCCAAGTGAAATATCTGTTCATTTCTTGGTCGAGCAGCCCGCCGAAAACCATCGTTTCAAACAACAAGGGTGGCCCTTCACCGAAGCTATGGTCGAGACCCAAAAAAACAGTTGATACAAGAACAGGTTGCCATTTTTTCACTCTAAGCAATTTGCCCAACCAAAATTTCCATCGAGGAACATCTATGCTGGTTTTTGCTATGTGCCTGTCTGTATTTGTTTCAAACCAACTCGCCCACTCCATTACGCTAACAGCTTTGGGTTCGTGGCCTTCCAGAATATATTTATCGTTGCTCATTCATCAAACTCCTCCCTGTACCGCTTCTGGTGCAGGGCCTTTAGTCGCTGGTTGATTTTGTCAATTGATTTGGCAATATCGCCCATCAAAGCGCGATACGTTTTTTCGGTTAAGTGCTGTTTTTCTTCATACCACCTGCGAAGCCAGTACCAACCATCCCTGCCGCTGCATACCACCCGCGAACTGAGCAACCCAACTACGGTCGCCATATCAGAATGGCCGTGTTTTTTGTAGTAATCTATGCGGTCAAGAATGTATTTCTCTCGTGTTTGAGCCGGGGCGTCCGGGTCGTGAATACTGTTGGGTATCTGACCGCCATATTCGGGAAGTACTTGTGTTTCCATCTTTCTTTCTCTTTGTTAATTTAGGACAACCGCTTTTATCTTTTCCCACTCAAGAAACTCTGCTGCTAAATATCTCCGGTAGCCAAAAACTAAATAATATAGACCACCATCAATTCCATCTTCCTTTAAGAGTTCATCGGGCACGTCAAGTTGCCTTACGCCTATACACTCAATTTGCCCGCACGCTTTTAGCGAATCCATCAGCTCCTTGAGTGATTCTTTGACGGCTTTGATTTTTCGTTGTTGGACTAACTTTAGAAGGCTTTGACGGCTAAGCACATCGGGGAAAATCCGAATTTGATTAAGGCTTAACAGCTTGCCTTCTTTGATACCTTTCTTAGCCACTTTTCTCTCCTGTCAAAATAGGTAAAGATTTTGCTTGACAACCCCCTGTGAAGTTAGGTAAACTACGCCCTTTAGATAAGCCTCATAATTGACCAGCCTTCCAAGCTGGGGACACGAGTTCGACTCTCGTTACCCGCTGTGAAATGGGTGGAATAATGAGGCTAAAGCCTTAAACAAACGGGGGCTATGATGTTTCAGGCGTTTGGCCAGAGCAAGCTGGCAGGGACGCCAATCTCCGCCTCGCTAAAGGAGTGGAGGAGCCACATAAAGCGGTTCTCACCGCGAACGCAGGAACACTATACAATGGTCTTGCGGCGGTTCGGGGAATCTCTGGATATTACGGTTCTTGAGGAGCTTCGACCGCAGCAGATAGAAAAATACATAAATTTTCTGCTGTCCAAAGGGGTCAAAAACAGGACTTGCAACGCCCACCTGACAGCCATAAAATCCTTCTGCGGTTGGCTGGCTCAAAACTATAGCGTTCCCAATATCGGCGTGGGGTTCTTAATGCTCGCCGAAGACCCGCCTAAACAAAGGGTCTTGACCTCAGAGGAATATCAGAAAGTCTTGGCGGTCTGCAAGCCATACGAGGCCGATATGATAAAATTCTTAGGTCATACCGGCCTGCGAGTCACAGAAGCCGTCAGTTTGACCTGGGGCTGTTTTGACCCGCCCTTAACCAAGATAACCCTCACAGGCAAGGGCAGGCGCCGCAGAACCGTACCCTTGAACGATACCTGCCGCGAAATCCTCAAAAAATATCCTCGTGGTACACCTGAAACACATTTGAACTTTTTAAAGAGCGACCGAAAATGCTTATATTGGCAATGCCAAACATTGGCATCTAAAGCTCATATTCGACCGTTTGGCCCGCACGCCCTGAGACATTTCTTTTGCACCGAATTAACTAAGCAAAATGTCCCAATGGCAAAAGTCTCCAAAATTATGGGCCATTCGTCAATTCGTACAACCGAAAAAATCTATATGCACTTAACAGAGAGCGATCTACTGCACACTACCGACTGTCTGGATTAGCCTCTTTCTCTGCTTTCAGCCGGTCGATTTTCTTCTGGCCGTCTTCCTCAACTAAAATTCTTATGGAATCGTGGGGCTTGCGGTCTTCCAGTTCTGCCAGTTCATTTGCAATCCGCAAAACTTCTCGGTAATTGTCATTGCGGAAATTAAGAACTGTTCTGTTTTCGTATTCACTACTCATATTTATCTCCTTTGTTGCAACTTACTATAGTCATCGGCAGAAGTCAATTAAATTATTAGCTTTTTTTGGGTTTTTTCGCAAATAAGCCCGAAAGGGCTGATTTTAGGCAAAAAACAAGGATTTTCGGTGTAAATTTTTTAGGGAATCCTACACATTTTGCTTGTAAAAAGACCTTGGTTTTGGTAGAATATCATTTATGAAATCAGCCGCTTTTTTGTCCATTTTAATCCTTGCCTTGCCCGCTGCCGGTGTGATTGTAAACATCGAGGCCGATAATTATCCTTTTGAAACCCCTATAAGCGACAGCTTTGAATTTATCACATTACGCGCACCAGCCTATGCAGGTTTCGGGGGAGAGGTGGTTGCCGTCCAGTCAACTCATACTATGCAGCTTCTGGGCGAGAAAGTCCTGGGCTACTCCTGGGACAACGAGTTCTGGGGTAACAGTGTAAGGTTTCGAATTAGCTTCGATGGTTTCGCCAAAAGTTTAAGTGTCAAGATGATTGGCAAAGAAGGTTCTTTGAAGGGCGTAACTGTCTTGGACGCTTACAATGCAAATCACGAGTTAATCATTTCTGTCAATAAAAAAGCTCAACCCGGAATTGTAACCTTTCGGAGTACCGAGCGCGAAACCTACGACATAGCTTATTATGAGCTATACAGCGAGCGAGCCATTGCCTTTGACGATATAACGATTGACTACCAACCTGTCCCAGAGCCGGCGACAATCCTGTTGCTAACTCTTATGATGGTTTGCTTGCGGCGTTTACATATCTAAAAAACACTTCCTCGATTTATTGTCAATTGTTTTGCAGTACAAAAAAGCCAGGCCTCATAAACACTGCTGGGCCTGGCTTCGGAGGAGGGTTATGATGAAAAGCTTATAGAGATTTTATGAAATCCGCCAGGTGGAGTCGAGCAGCTTTTATGAAATCAACCTTGCGTGGTTTCAATTTGCTATACCGAACATCATCACCTGACAATCGGCATAGTGCCTCTTTTCGCTGGTCGTAGTCATCTATCCCAAAGATTGTTTCCAGCTTTTCGGCTATCTGCGGCCAAGCCGCAGTTTTGCTTTTGGCATATCGCCATAGATGGCCGTAAGTGGCCGCTGCACAGCTCATCGCACGAACCCGATTGTCGATATGCTGCTTTGTCCGGGGGTCGTACCACTCGGCATTTACAATATCCGGAGCCATTCCCATATCGGTATGGCCTACATTCGGCAAAGGTCTCGGAATGTATGAGAACCAATAGCAAGCATTACACTTTTCTTCCCAGCCGGTGAATCCTTGATGGCTGAATGTATCCTGTAGGCCGTGAAGGGCAATTCCAAATCGGATCGGATCGTCAATTGCCACATCAATTAAAGCCTTGGCACGCTTGCTGTTCTGCTTGACCATCCATAACTTTTCGCCTGGGATAAAGTGAAACGGCACCAGAACCGATAACTGAATCTGTCTGTCCTTCCAGTTGCCCAAGATGGCCGATTGGGTCTGGATGCCGTAAAGGTCGGCTTTAGTCAAGTCATCTGTGTACTGGTCTGCCCAGGCAATTATTTCAGCAGTCTCAGCGCATATCCCGACTTTCCTCGCAAGGGCATAGGTCAGGTAAAAATGAATGTCCTTTTGCATTACGCCGCTGTTTTGAAAGCGCTGTAAGCCTTGCCCAGCTTTGTTGCCATAGCCACGGCTTCCTGTTCTGTGGCCTCTTTGAGCCAATTAACGATTGCCTCAATTAAAAGAGGTATCAGTGCTGTAATTAACTGCGATAAAATTGCCTTCCAATCAATATTATTCGACATCTTGCTGCTCCTTCCCGTCTAATAAGTTTTCAATACGGACTTTTCTTCTGTAAATCATTTTGCCAAGCCTATCGAGGTTTTTCCGAAGGTCCTCACAGTCGGCATTAGCAACCATCAATTGACGATTGAGTTCACGCACTTTTTCACGCTCAGCTTCGAGTAATTTTGGACGTTCACTTTCGGGCATTTTCAATTGACTCCTTCAGGTCGTCAATTTTATCTGATAGATTTTGATACTGTATCGTTGTCAGTTTTAGTACATTTTCGATACAATCCTCAACTCCCTTATGCCGTTCATCGCAAACATCCCGAAATACAACATCATCGCTGCAAACGTGCTTTTTCGGGTGGCTGGTGTGCTTCCTTAAAGCCTCATAGACCCCGATTATCGCAGCAAAGATGGCGATTATCGCACCAACTAAAACCTTCAAAAACATATCCATCTTCGACCTTGACTTTCCTGAGCTAATACGTTAGTGTTTAGCCGTGAACAAAAAGCAAAAATTCATCACAGGAGCGGAAAAATGAAAAAAATAATTATTACCATCTTAGCGTGTTTGTGGGCGATGCTAAGTTCTGGATGTGAGGGGACTACGTATTATGGCACCTACAATCCCGCCACCGATGAGAATGCTTATATTGCTCAGGGCATCAATAATTTTCTTGCTGGTTTGGCTCAACAACAACAGCCGAAAGATAACTATCAATGGTTCGCGCCACAAGGCGATTTTGTTGACCGGCCCGATGGTAGTTATCGCTGGAACGCATTCAAGCAGCGATATGAGTATATTGGACCTAATGTATATCAGCGACAGCAACTTAATAATCAACAGCAATTACTCTATGAGTTAAGACGTCTAAACGAATAAGGATGCTTGATTGATTTTTTAACTTTTCAAAGAACAAAAAGTAAGGTTATTTAGCTATGAACAAAAAGCAAAAAATCACCCTTTGGTTCGGCATCGCTGTCATAACTGTAATGGCTTTATTTCCACCCACAGACCGTGCAATGGGCTATTATCATTATTCTGGCCGAGCTTCCGATGTATGGCATTCTGGTTATACTTTTCTTTTAATTGCATCACCTTCACAGATAGCATTTACTAAACTTTTTATTCAATGGTTCGTTATAGCAAGTATCACAATAGGTCTTTTTGTAACATTCAAAATTCCAAAGAAGTAATTATCGCAATCCTGCTTTTTTCTTTTCTTCAGAATTTAACAAGTTTTTAATGTATTTCATAAATCCAGATTCGCCTGTTCTTTTCTCGATATATTCTCGACCGCCCTTTGTTGACCAGACACCGCTGAAAATGCCTTGAACCAAATCCTGCGGGTCTTCCATCTTAAACAAAAGCCGCCCACGTCTGTCTTTCACGCCGCCTTGACTATAGGCAATAATCGCATCGACCATTCGTGACCATTGAACTCCACCGGGCATCCCTAATCCCCACGGATGTAATACTCCTGGGCCATATTTGATAAGTTCATTTCGTAACTTTCTCCAACTTCCGGTTTCTAAAACATCCTTCAGTCCTTTAGCAAATCGACCGGCAGTTTCAATTGGTGATGTAAGGCCTGCCGCACTGCCAAGCCATTGGCCCGTAAAGTATTTTATAATAGGGCTTAACCAAAGTTCAGCAAAAGGTATTGGTGGTCGTTTCCAGCTCCAAACTTCTTTGTTTGCTCCCTTTTTGGCAATGGCAGCGAAAACAGATGCAGCGGCCAAAAACCTGAGAACCGTCCAAATGGTGTATAATTTGCTATCCGGCGGCGTGCCTGTTCTGCCGGCCCATTCTTTTAGTGTGTTCATTACCTCATAAGCAAAGGTTTGATATGGTAAAGTAGTTTTTATAGCAACCGACCTCAAAAGAGCGGGCTTGTCCTCATCGTTATACATACTCTGGGTTTTGGCCCCACCATCAGAGGCATAATTTTTCAGGGCTTCGCCGGTTAGACCACGTTTTGCGCCGTGTAAATGAGCTGCCCTGATTGATGTTCCTGTTAGTAACTTCTCAAGTTGCTCAAGAAAATAGGTAGATATATCTCTTGCTAATTCTGTTGTTGTTCTGCGAAGTTTGACTGTTTCACCGATTAGATTTTGAGCGTCTTGATGAGTAATTCTGCCCTGCTTTGCAGATTTGACTATGTATGAATAGTAATCCTCTGCGGCCTGTTTTCTTATACTTGGTTTGAGCCATTGATAAAATCCTTTGGTGGTATTTACCGTACCATACCGTCCGACAGTCAGAGCTAAAGAACTTGTCTGCGTCAGAAGGTTCCAAGAAAAATTAAGCGGGAATACGGCCAAGTTTCTTATTTGATTAAACCATCGCATCCCTTTTTGTGTTTTAGGCATTTGTGTAAGTTGTAAAGACCTGTCCAAAGCTGGTGTGATACCGGCGTAAGCCTCCGCTGTCCAATTCCCTAAATATTTGGCTGGTTTATCATAGCCCATTGCTTCAAGTTGCTGAATAAAGGCTTTGTTGTTCTGGATTATCGAAGTGTTGAAAATATCCTTTGCCGCCGTTACAAGATAGCTCTGAGCCAATTCAACGGCAGACCGAACTCTCTCCTCATAAGGAATACCTGCCTCTCTCGCCATCTCTCTGGGGTTAAAGGGTTTGTTGGGCTTGATATAATCGGGCAAATCGGCCATCTTTGAAATAACCTGTTCGGGCTTTTGGCCTCTCATCATTAGGCGTTCCCAGATAGTTACATCCCTCAATATATGCGGTGAATAATTGCGCCGATAAGGTATTGGGTCTTGGTCCCGCATCTTTCTTGCCTGATTCTGCTCCTCAATCAAATCATCGTAGAACTTTCGCAACTCCATCGCCTGCTTTACGACACTTGGCTTTACGGCCATTGCCTTGATAGTTTTATCGCTCAAGACTTTTTTGATGGGTTGGTTTCTGTCCTCTTTGGCTATCTTCTCCAAAACCTCATTGATTTGAGCATCCTCTTTGGTCCCCCGCTTCGTCTGGAATACCTTTTTCAACTGGACAGATTTTTCTTTTATGTATTCGAGCTTTTGCTTACTCATCTCTCTGGTCGGCCAGAGGACATATCTCTCAACAGCCCCGGCCTGACCTTTTGTATGGACTTTTTCCTTTATGCTTAAAGCTCCGTCAATCTGCTGGACAGACCTTGTAATATCCTGTCCAAGTGGATAGATATTTTGAAATTTGCCGTATTGAGAAAACTCCTCGGGCGCATAAGTGCCGGCTTTTCGCACCGCCAAAAGAACCTTGCCGCCCTTAGTCATTCTTACGGAAACACCCTCTTTTTGAGCGACTTGATAGAGTTGTTTTCTTAGTTGGACTATTCTCTTGTTTGCCTGCTGCGGTGTTATTTTCCCTGCCAGTCTTTTGCCATTGATTACTCGTATCGCTTTTTGAATATCCCTGATTTTCGATGTTTCGGGTAATTGCTTCGATTGGAAATAATCGAGATGTTTATTAAAGGCCGGACTTTCAGTTCCTAACTCGGCACCCACTTCAACTTCCCCTTCAGCCATTGCTTCTGGCTCGGTGGGTTCGGTTTGAACTTTTTGCCAAAACGCTCGTAAATCGGGCAACTTGCCTCTTGTTTCTTGTTTGATAAACCCGCTTGCTTTTAAGGCAATAACCTCATCTTTAGACAATTTTGTCCTTCTTACAAAGGCTTGGGGTGTTTTGATTTTTCTTGCTTTTTCCGCAAGAGATTTAAGCTCTGCTGGTATTTTTTCCTCCTCGGCCTCCTCTACAAGTTTGACTGGCTTTTTCTCTGCTGCGATTTCTGGGGTTGGGGTAGGCTCGGTCGGAGTTATGGCCTCTGGCTTAACTGCTGCCTCAACAGCAGGGGCAACGCCTTCGGGGGGTATCACAGCAGGGGGTTTTTCAATCTGGGGCATCGTGGGCTGTTTTGCTCTCAAAGGTCGCTGGATTTCGGCAAGTTCGGCGTCCATCGCAGCTGCATCAGCATCGAAACGGGCCTGCATTTCGTCATATTTGCCCTGCTGGACTTCTCCCGACACATTATCAAGTTCCTTGTCGATTTCGGCCTTGTGTGCCTTGCTCAAATCGGGGCTTTCTTTTACGGCGGTGCGGATTTTCTCTACACGCTGCAATTTCTGGTCGTTTGAGACCATTGAGCCAGCGGCCCCGGCAGTAGAGAACATCCCCGCCATTGTCATCTCCATAGGCCCACCGGCAGCCATTGATTCAGCGATATTCGCAAGCCAGGGTTGGCTCCTATCGGTAAAAACCCACTGCCAGAAATTGCGGTTAAGCTCTTGGCTGCCTTCCTCGGCTGTACCCCGGAAAAATGCCTTTGTCGATTCCCAGAGGATTTTAGGTAATCCGCCAGCAACTATTTTTCTGAAATTTCTCAAAAGGCCTAATTTCCGGCCTAAAGTCCATTGCTCGATTGCGGCTTCACCCGTTCCCGTTAAAACCGCCTGTGCCATAGCTGGCAACGGTTCCGTTCCCTGCTTTCTGGCATCGGCATAAACTTCGCCAGATATAGGCACCCCCATAGCGGTAATGCCCCATATTGTTCCACCCGTCATAGTGCCAAGTATGCCCTCCAACATTAAAGGCGATGACTCTACCAGTCCTTGAAGGAGATTTTGCGGCTTCGTAACATACTCGTTTAGAGTCCTCAAATAACCCAGATTCGGTGCTATTTGAATGGCCTCTTGTGGATTCTGGTCGTAATACTCCTGAACACCCCCCAGCATCATATCCGACCATTCTTTCATCTTGTCAGAGTGGCTTTGCCAGAAACGAGTGAGTGCTGGGAAAACAGGTCTTTCCTTTGCCTTTGCCCCCGGCTCTATAAACTCACCCGCCATTTTAGATAAGCCGGCAAGTTGCTTGACCATCATTGTCCCAGCGCGGCGATAACCGTGCTTGACTGCCTGAGTTAGTGATTTTCTTTCTGGCGAAAAATCTAAATCTTTCAAACTCGCCTTGGGTACAAAACCGACTGGTGGTGCAGATGGGTCGGCAATGGGCGGCAAACCGAAATCAAACTTTGGCTCATCCAAAACCAGTCGTGGTTTAGCGGGTTGGTCTAAAACTAACTTCGGCATCATTCCTCAATTCTGTATTTTTTGCCGTTGCGTGTTACCTTCCATACACCATTTTCCAAAAAGGCATCGGGATATTCGGGGTAAGGAGATTGCTCTTGGCCTGCTTGAGCGCTCACGCTCGGAGCTTGTTCTTGACCGAAAGCAGAAGGTTCAGCGAATTTCTGGAATCTCTCTCCGGCCTCAGTTTGGTATCTTTCGAGCCAGATTTTATCAAATTGTCGAGTTGCACGTTTTGCTGATGTTTTGTATTGCTTTGTTGCCTGTTTTATGTAAGCTCTTTTCGCGGCGTGGTACGCCTTACTGCCGTAAATCCTGTCGTACCAAGTGCGTTTTTCCTTTGGTTGGCCTTCTATCACTTTGTCAAAAAGTTCGTTGTGTTCCGGCCCGATTACCTCTGGGAAATCCTTTTGTCGTATCTGCATCAATTCATTGTGCAGATTATCAAGGTCTCGCTGGATATTGGCTTGTAATCCTTCGTCTCCCAATTTTTCTGCTTTTGTAACTCCTGTCATAGCTCGATTGATGTCAGCCATTACATCTTTGCTTGTGCGGACTTTTGGCTGTTGGCGCTGTGTTGTTAAGGCTCTTGTTGCCTCTGTTCTTGCCCTCAAATTCTCTGCTCGCAGACCTGCCAGCGGGTCCATAAGTTTTCCCGCTAACTGCTGGCCGAAATCCGTTCTCAATTTCGGCGCTTGACCCTCAAAGCCGCCTCTGGCCCAGTTGCCGATGTCCTGCAAATCGCGTGTTTGTTGTTGTCTCTGCTGCTGTTCTAATATGCCGCCCAGAAGATTCTGAATAAAACCAACTGTGCCAGCGTATTTATTCGGCTCTTGAACTACTTGCATCTTGTTAAACTCCTTCTGGTCTCACCTTTTTCAAATTTTTTGTAATCCAAATAGCGATTAAGTATACATACCACCCCCTGGCAGTGGCGATGTAAGTCCAGGTACGGTGTTCATACCAGCCCACGGTGTGCCACCACCACCTGCAAACCAACCACCTAATCCACCAAGCACATTACCTACACCACCCATCAATGGATTTATTCCACCAGCCCCTACAAAAGCACCCAAAGCGGGCATCATTTGACTGCCTAATCCTTGTGCCCCTTGCTCAAGATAAGGCGTCATAGGCGGTTGTCCGAGTGCCGTTCCCAAAAATTGCTGCAGGTAAGGATTCGCCCAGGGTTGCGCTTGCTGCCATTTTGCGTATTCCCCGCCAAGTTGCTCGCCTGTAATCCCTCTTTGCTGGCCGCCGATGTTCATCATTTGACTTAGCATATCCGTACCCATCCCGCCGACTTGACCGGCCTGTTGCAAGACACTTCCCGGCAGGCCGGCAAGCTGCATCGCCTGGCCTACCCCTGCCTGTTGTCTGCCTTTCTGGGCTTCTGAGCCACCGTATATGTAACTCGCTAACTCGGCTCCTAAGCCAGCAGAGAGCCTCTGACCCCCCCTGGCAAGCTCTCTGTAGCCTGCACCACCTTCGCCGCCTGAAAAATACTTTTCGGCAATCGCAGGCATTACATCCTGTTTGTAAATATCCATACCGAACTGGCGGGCCGGCTCGAGCGATTCCATCAGCATTTTCGGGTCGAACGGCTGAAGGACGTTTTGGAGCGTCTGTTCGGCTGTCCCCATAAATCTGCCCGGCGCCCCCGGATCAGCTTGCCCGAGAATATCACCGAAATACTCCATCCCGCCCGTTGCTATCGGTGTAAGTCCGCCCGCAGCACCAAAGCCCGCCTGCTGTAAAGGTGAAACTCCGGGAACTGTTTGGCCGGCGTATGGTGTAATACCCTGCCCTATCTGCGGGCCAATCCAGTCGGTAAGTTGCTTGAAAAGGTCCCGGACCCCCGTACCCTCATAAGGGTCAACGTATTTGACTTCTGTACCGCCGCCGCCCTTATAGCAACAGGTTCGACCCCAGAACGAATAACTATTGAGTTTCGCTTGGAGTTTGTCCGACCACTCCGGCGTCAGGCTCGGATTTCTGGCTTGTGCTATCGGATTCATCGTTTGATTCCACATCTGTTTTCTCCATTCTTATTTCCTTCGACCGCTTCCAACCGGCTTTCTCGAAACTCTTTGGGCGGGTTGTTGTCATTACGAGCTTCTTTTTTAACTCGGGTCCGGTCGGCAAATTCAAAAGAAACTCCGCACCCTTTTCCAAAACATCACCGTTTTTCGATTGGTATTCACGGTCGAGCGATGATAAACGAACGTAAAAACACGCCTCTATCACATCAACCGTAGCCCAGAGAACGCCCTTGATTTTGTTATCTATTTCCACAAGGACATAAAGTAAGGTCGTGGGGCTTCGTGCAAGCAGGGGGCCAAACTGGTAAATCCGGTCAATAGTATCGGAATCAATCCCCTCGACTTGCTCCAACAAATACCTTGGTATCCGTGTGAAGTCGTAGAATCTCATAAAGTGCAAATCACTAAATTCAGGCAATTTTTAATCCTTTTATTCTTTTCTCGGCATCTGCAAGACCGTCTGTCCGATGTTGTAAGTAAGAGCAGACTTTTAGCTTACCAATTGCGTTATAGAGTCGGCCCCAAGCCTCTGCCAAACTCTTGCCCCTTGCCGTTACTATCCCTAAGATTCCATCGGCGCCGGCGCACTTCAGTTTGCCGACATCGCTGTAAACATCCTGCGCCCAGAAGAAGGGGTAATCTTTCAGGCCGCCGACAATTGAGACATCCTTTGCGTAGTTGCGGCGCAGAAGCGGTATATCGTAGGGATAGGGCGGTATCGAAATCCTCTGACTTGCGGCGTAGCCATCGTGAAACTCAACGTCAAAATCCTTCAAAAAGAAATCCGACAGCTTGCCCTTGAGCAAGGTCAAAAGACAGTAAATAGCATCATAGCCGAACCTCGGCGTCCATTCCAAAAAGTAGGCTTTACCATCTTTGATAATGCAATTGGCATCACAAGGCCCGATATAGCCTTTCGATTTCAAATAGTCTGCCATTTTCGTCATCGGGCCGGTGAGCAGACCACGAGTCTTTTTTATCCATATCGTGTTACTCTGGCTGCCTATCGCCGGTCCCAAATTGGCATCCATAAGCCTTTTGCTTTCGATAGTGTGGTTAAAGTGTCTCGGGCCTTGCTCGCCAATCCAAACCTCCGTTGAGACTTCGGCGCCGTCAATCTTCTTTTGGAGGATGTATTCGCATTTATCACTAATGCGGACGAGCCACTCGTCCAGCATCTTAGTTATCAGTTCGCCGGGGAATTTCTCAACGTAGGTCAAATCGAGGTCCTGGTTGCCCTCCGGCTTGAAAACCCACAGGTCTTTTCTCCTTTGCAGGAACTTGGCACCATCTTTGAGGGTCTTGAACTCGTGAAATTCCGGTATCGCAAATCCCATTTTCTCGGCCGTTTTAATTCCTCTAACGCGCTTGAGTTCGATTGCTTCGGTTACATTTAAGGCGCCGATAACCTTGTGGTCTTTTCGCAGCTTTTCGGCTACCGGCCCGAAAACGCTGGGACTGCTGTTCTTTAGCCCGAAGATTTTTAACAAGGTGGCATCCTGCTTGGTCTTTTCGTTCGGGCGGGTAATATCGAAAACGACAATCTCCGCTTTTTTCAGCTCTCTTTTCAAGTCCTTGACCTTTATCTTGGGGACAATACCATCGTAGTTGTGCCTGTACTGCGGGCTGTGCAGGTAAATCCCAGCATCCACGCCTTCCCGCCGAAGCCGCCAAACAATCGGTAAACTTTCGCCTGAATTACTCATAAAAATAATCTTCATTAGGGTATAGTCGTATATCCTGTAATAAGACCGCTGGTTACTGTTATCGAATTGCAATCGCCGCTACCGCCGCCGAATGTTAAAGTTGCACTGCTTCCTGATACATCGCCAACAGTATAGGCATCGGCTTCGCAGCTTGTTCCGGCATCTAATGTACCACTAACAAGATTGCCTGAAAAGTAACCGTCTTTCCAGTATATTGGCTGCGCCCCGCCCCGACCTAAATCTACTGTATCTCCTGCCCCGACAAAACAGGAATTATCGGAGTCTAAGTAAACCTGCACAAGAGTTCCGCTTGCGTTCTCTGCTTCCAGATATAAATTCGCTCCGTGATTGTAATTGTATAAATGGAAGTCATTAGTACCGGTAGCGAATATCTTGCATTCTTCCAAACTCCCCAATGCAATAGGTATATTATCATACCCAATAATAATTCCTTTTCCAGCTGACCTTAGCCTACCTGCTCCGTCTATTTGCCATTTAGTAGTAGGTGTGTTGTCAACAACACCCGCTCCACCTGTGGTAGCGGTCTGAAAAAGGATTGAGGAAGAACCTATGCCTGTAGAAATACCAGAGGCAATAGTCAGGTTTCCACCTGCTTTATTAGCTTGTCCTGATGTTGCCCCGCCTGCATTTATTGTCAGTCCAAGACCTTCGTAGGTAGAGGTTGTTCGCCTGCTCACTCCAAGTATTCTTGCAGTATCGCCATCAAAAGTTAAGTCTCCAGTTAAAGTAGTCGCACCTGCACCGAGAGTGCTATCAAAAGTAACTGCATCTGAAACGTGTAGTGTTCCTACAACTTCTAATTTAGCATCGGGGTCAGTAACTCCAATACCGACATTGCCATTACCTAAAATTGTTATACGAGAAGTGCCACTTGTCCCCAGTGCAAGTTTAGCATCTCTTCGATTCAAAAAAATAATATCTTCATTGCCAGATGATGAATTTCCAAGATACCAAAGTTGTTGGTCGGGATTGCCACTACCATCTGATTCATAGCCTGTAATTACTGCACAGGCATTTACGTCATCAGCAGGATTTTGAATAATTAGTTGCCCTGCGTGGTGTGAACCAACTATTCCAGGAACATTTGCTTTAATATGAAATACAGAGTTTGGTGAACTTGTTCCGATGCCGATGTTGCCACTTTCTGTTAAAACTAAAGCATTTACGCCCCCTGCCTCTGTCCCTAAATGCATAAAATCATAGGTACTGTTCCAACCTATCCCGCTCCAATTACCAGCTCCACTTGAATCACCAATAACAATTCGGGGATTACCACTATCTATTACCCATATATCACCAGCAACTTCTAACATAACCCTTGGAGTCGCCGTCCCAATTCCAACCTTATCTGTATATCCGGCAGCATTAACTACAAGGGTAGGAGAGTCTACGACTAAACTATCAAGAGTAGTCGCACCCGCAGCTAAAGTGCCGGAAAAAGTCGCATTGCCATTTTTCAAAATTGTTAAGGCGTTTGCCCTGTTGACATCGTCCGCCCCTATCCCTATCTCAAATAATGGGTCTGTCGCCTGCCAACTGGTCGCCGCCCCGCCGCCGACATTAAATCTTCCAAAAACAGCAGTGGCATAACTTTCAGCATTTGTTCCTACGCCTGCTGCCAGACCAAAGCGTCCATACGCATACGTGTCCCAGTTTATCGCAAAGCTGCCTGCCCCTCCGGCCTCTGTATCAAAATTAAATGCCGCACTTCTGTCGCCACTTGCCCGCGCCCCATCACACGCTGCAAAACTCGAACCTCCATCTGCCATTGTATCGAGGCCAGCTGCAAAACTGTACGTTCCTATATCAGCAACAGCCCATTCGTCTCCTGTTACTTCTCCAGCCCGAAAAGCACGCTTCGACGGTATCCACATCAAGCGTATACCAGCACCAACGGCAGGAGTAGTACCTGTTGTGCCATCACTCCAAATAGTGCCATCGCCAGTGGCCTTTAAGACGTTGGCCGTAAGCGTACCTGCCGTAGCAAAACCGCCTGCCGTTAAAGTTGTCCCATCAAACGTTAAATTGGCATCATCTACCAAAAGCCCTGCGGTTGAAGCGTAAGGAACTCTGCCGGAGGTAAGACCGGAATCTGTGATATTAGCAAAGGTCGGGCTTGCGGTTGTCTTAACGGATTGGTCGAACCAATCGCCGAGGTCGGCAATTTGAGCCACAAGTTCTGAAAGAGAATCTACTTCAGAAGTCGCTCCGCCGGATATAGCCACAAGGCCGGTATAGGCACTCACATCGGCTTCCAGGCCCCCTCTTTCGTGGTCTATGGCCGTTGCCTGCCAGGCCCCGGTAGCTATCGTTCCTAATGCCGTTATGTTCGTTGTGGCAGACCAGCCAACGTCCGTGCCATCGCTTCGCAGGATATAACCCGATGTTCCCAATTCAAGCTCGGCCCAGTTCGGGTCGGAATTGCCGTAAATCAGAGAGCCTCGCGATACGCTGTTGGCTTCGGCATCCCCGTGAGCGGTAGATAGGATATTATGTCCTTCGGCGGCAGCGGTATCATCGACATATTGCTTATTGGCCGCATCACAAGGGTCTGTCGGCGTAGCGACATTCTTTATTCGCTGGCCGCCAGCATCGTGGCCGAAAGCTACACTGCAACACATCAACAAGTAAATTATGACGATTCGAAAGACCATTTTGTTACCCAAGCTCCCGATTCTTTCCTTTGTACTGTTAAGTTGTTTCCACTAAGATAAAATCGCCAATTACCATCATCACCGACTAAACTGCCCGTTGGTACGAGTTCAGCAATGTCCGGCTTAATTCGATTCAAAAGCCAGTTCACCCTCTTGGCTACCTCCGAATAATTACTTTCCGAGTAGATAACCAACTCTTTAAGAAACTTTTTAAGGTCATCGCCATCGACAGATTCCAGAAATCGCTGAAACTTATCGCTCGGCTTATATACAAGAAAATCCTCTTTCTCCTTGAGTTTCTCCATTTAGATAATCCTGCCCGCCGGCTCAAAGTATGGCACAATGGCATGTATTCTCGGTCTATTACTTACAGCATTATTTGTGATTTCTATTCGATGAAAATCGCCGACAGCACCACATTCCGCCCGTTTCCAGACTTTATCTCTGCTCGTGCCGGTTTCCGTACAGGCGATTTCCTTTGTTTGATAAGAGTCTGATTCGGAGTTAAGGTAAAACTTCACATCGAAAGATGCGCCGGAGTCTTTATCTATCAGAAAATCAATCCATCCCAGTCTTGCCTGTCTGCCCTCCTCAACATAGGGGTTCATTCGGCACATCTTGGCCTGAAATTCGATAGCTTCACCATCGTCCGCGCCGCTATCATTGAGTACATAAATCTTGCCGTCCTGAGAACCCATAAGTGTAGTCGGATAGCCGGACTGCAGGCTCTTTTCGTCCCAGGACCAGTCGATGTCCTCCCAGGCATCAGACAGGTCCCAGGTTACATCGGATTCGAGCGCAGAGTATCCCAGAACGTGAATCGGCAAGCTGTAAGTAGAAAAGCTGTTGTCGTCATAATTGAGTACAATCGCACTATCACAGTATGTATTGCCGTCTGCGTGCGCCGAGGCCTCCGCCGAGGCATAGGAAATCCAGGCTTGTATTTCCTCATCCAGGACCAAACCGTAGCAATAGGCAACAGAGTCTATATTCCAATCGAGTACGAAATTCGGGATTTTCTCGTCAATCCCGTATGCCTCACGGCCGTCTGTGCCGATAAGTTTGGTAGGGCCGACCCCGAAAATCTCGTCACTAAAGGCAATCAGCGACATTGTTGCATAGCAACCTTCGACCGCATCTATCCTGTCCCATCTGAACGGCTCATCAGCATCGCCCGTATAGGCAAATTCCCAGACCGAGCGCTCAAAAACGACGATGAGTTTATTGCCGATAAAGTCGGCCGCTACAATCCACTCATCCGTAGGGGCATCCTTATAGCTGGCGTTTTTCCAGGTATTGACATCGAGCACATCGCACCATCTTGCCCTCTGCCGGCAAGTTCCATCGCCTGTTTCGGTGATGTTAAAGATTACGAGCCGGTTCTTTATGGCGAATATAAGCAAACAGCGCGTAATGTCGTTGTCGGGACCGCCTTCTACATCAAGGTCGATATGCAGACGGGTCAGATAACTGCCATCGTACTTTTGAATGGGGTCGTTGTTGTTTGTAAAATATGAGACCTCCCGCCAGTTTTCGACCCAGAAGAAGTTTGTGTTATCGCCGGTAAACTCGTCATCGGTATTAGCGCCATCGGCTATCCCTGCGATATTGGAATGGTCGCCCTGCTCATATAAGACTTCGGTATCCGCAAAAGTGCCGGTTACAGAGCCACGCTGAAAAATAATCGTCCCCGCAGCGTCATCATCAGCCAAACTACCGGTATCGGATACTACCGCTGCCACCGTCCCATAGGCGGTGCCGCCGACATTCTCAACTATTTCATCTGCGGCCGGTGTCCAGTTCTGGCCTGTCGTACCCTTAAATCTCAACTTGTTGTGGGTAAGGTCAGTAAGGGGTTCCTGAGAGGCCGTTCCTGTGGCATCATCGCTGACCCAAGTATCCGTGATTTTGAAAGCACTGGCACTGACTTTAGTTATGGCATAAGTACCATTGTAATTGGTCGTTCCGCTTATCGTTACAATGTCATAGTCATCAAAGCCGTGCGAAGCCGCTGTCACCTGAACCTCACCGCCGCCGGCATCGGCAAAGGCGGTGATTGTTTTGTTTGTACTGCGCAAGTCCTCGGTTATATATTTATTGACCCGGGCGGCGTCCATCACCATAAGCTGCTCGGTTGCGCCGGAGTACCAGTTGAAAATTCCCATCACCGGGTCGGTCTTTAGTGTAGGCGCCTTCGTGGCGGTATTGACGTGGACAATCTGGCCGAAAAGAGAGTAGCCCCTGCGCTTCTCCAGAACGCCTTTTCGCAGATGACAGTCATGCAGGGTCTCAAAGCCGTCCTTCGGCGAAAGCCAGGGCTCGCGCTCGGTGGTTTTACCGTAACGCATATCGAAAATTGGATAGGGCTTGAAAGCCATTATGCTTTTCCTCTGGAATGCGGAGCTATAATAGGTTTTATTTGTGTTTGTGGCATTTAGCATCCTATCTTAACTATCAAATTCTACCCCAGACCACATAATCGTTTGCTCTCCTTAATAACCCCATACTTGCCAATAAACTCCTGTGCAACCGGTTGCAACGGAAATTATTACTGTGGTTTTGCTTAATGATTGAATCTTTGCTTCATAGCGAGTAGCAGTATCGTCTTCCATTGAAGTTGCCGAAGCAGAAACAACATCATTAGGAAAAGCAGTACCAAAAGTTACTGTCTGAGAACCAACTCCTGCTTTATATCCTTGTTTGAATATCAAACCACCCGCGAAGGTATGACTTTCACCACCACTGTATGCAGGGTCTGCACCTGCTGTTATCTGGTCATCTACATATTTCTTATTGGCTACTTCGTAATTGGCGTCAGGGGCGGCACTCGGAGTGGACGGAAATTGGTCGAAAACGAAGTCATCTTCAATTTTAGCCGCCGTTACCTGATTATCAGCAATGTGGGCGGTATCTATTGAGCCGTCAACATACTGGTCGCTGTCAATAGAATCATCCGCCATCTTGGCAAGTGTTATATTGGCATCAGCTATCTTTGCCGTTGTCACATTAGCATCGGCTATTTTAATGGTAGTTACGGCACTATCAGCAATGTAAGCAGTTACACAAAAATTTGCATCGTGAGTGCCATCGGTCGGAAAGTTGTGTTCTTCGCCAAGAGCCGTTTCTAAGGCCGCCCAGTTCGCTAAAATCTCTGGATTAGATGACCGAAGCGATGTGCTCGCAGCGGGTTTGTCTTTGTCCCAGGCACCTATAAACCAAGGCGACCAAGCAATCAGAATTATCAAAATAAAAGTTGTTCTTTTCATTTTAGAACCCCTAAAAGCCGGTAATCTCTAATACCGCAGCGTTCGTTATTGTGGTTGGGCAGATACCGATTTTCTTCGAGCCGCAAATATCCACCGCCCATTCGGCGATATAATTTCCTGTCGGACTCATAGTTGAGGCGGTTTTGTGCCAATTTGCATTGCTTTCGACAAGAGTGTCAGCATATTCGTGGCCGCTCGTGGTCGCCGTCTGTCCCCCCGTAGTGAAAGTCAAGGTCGCCACGCGGTTGTAGTGGTCATTATCCCCGTTCATCAGAAATACATCGAAAACAGAAGTGTCTCCATCAGTCGTTGAGCTGCACCGAATCCTTACGACATTCCACTTGGTATCAATGCCGTAAGATACATTATTGGCATCGCTGCTGAGAAAAAGGGCGGCGGTCCGGTTTGTTGACGTTGGTGTGGTCGCACTTGCGGTAAAAGCGGTCTGCGACTGCCACTCATCCTGCAAGGTATGAACTTGCCCCGGCTCGACCTTTGAACCTGCCTTGTTAAGGGTGTAGATTCCTTCATACCCAAAACATACAGCGACAAAGACCAACATAGCCAAAATCAGAATTGCTTTATTTTTCATTTTGATTCCTTTCTTATTTTTTACGGTGCAAAATGATATATTCCTTGCCACCGCCATACCTGCTACGCAAACTCCTTATTTCATCAAAATACGTCTTTTTGCGTATGTTTATATGTCCCCCTGTAAACCAGTGTGTTCCAGCGGTGGGCAAAACACCCCCAGTTAAAACATCCACATTAATCCTATGAATTAACTTTTGATTATTACCTCCATCAAATATCGTTTCTGAAGGGCCTGAACTGCTTGACATAATTACACAATCTGTATTATCAAGGTATATTTCAGCGAAACTTGCGCCACTTGCACTTATCACTTGTGAAGCTGTTGACATTGTAGTTTCGGTATCATCGGGGGGGAAAACTACAAATCCCGAGGCCGTGCTGCTAATTGGTACTAATGGACAAATTAACGTTTCTACATTTGCATCATTCGTCCAATTTAGATGTACCGTTATTCCAATACCATTTGAAGTGATAGTCGTGCCGATAATCAGATTTAATATATCATTCACATCATTACCATCACCATCACTGCTCCAATCGGCATTAGCATCAACTACCATATAAATTTCACTATCTTGATGCAGTTCACCTAAAGCAACATTAGCTGTATCATCCATCGTTCCTTGCGAGGTGTCATTTATATATAAAGTGGGATTAGTATTTAGAGCTAATCCAGTACCATCATTAGGCCAATGAGGTTTGCCATAAGTAGTCCATTGAAAATCCGCTTCTCCTATTGGCTTCCAAGCTATAGCTTGCTCAATTTCTGAAACATAAAAAATAGTTTTTGCTCCCTCCCCTGCGATAACAGTGTGCGTCCACGGAATGTAATTACCTGCTGTTTGAAGAACATCAACAATATCGTGTCCCATTGCAAGACCATCACCTGCCAAAACAGTATTAGGGTCGCCATTCCCATCTGTATCAAAAGAATGTATGCCCCATATTTCGCAAGAACTGGAAGTACGGTTAGTAATTCTAAGTATTCTATCAACCGATGTGCTTGTAGTTGCGACCGCAATTTCATATACCATTGTACCGTAAGAAGAAAAATCCAGATTCGTAATATCAAGTTCACCGTTCAATGAATTTGGGTCTCCGCTAACGCCTAAATCAACATCAACATCATCAGCACGGGTTGAAACCGCTAAAAAAATTAGATGGATTCTATTGTGCCCGTTTGGGATTTCCCATTCCAAGTACTCATCCTGTGAATTTATTGCGCCCCCATTCCAACCTGAATATGAAAAAGAACTGGAACCGCTATGACCTGCTTTTCGGGAATAATCTTGCCACTTCGCTGGCCGTACAATCCCAAAATGTGCTTCCTCCATTGGATAACACTTCTTCGCTTCTGCTGAAGTATAAGGCCAAGTAAATGCCTGACGCCAATAATACTCTCCATCATCATCCGCTGGAATATAAGCCCAGTACAAACCCTCATAGAAGATATCTCGTACTATAACTGGCTGTATTGTTTTGGCTTGGCTAATAGGATTAAAGAACAAAATTAGAAGCAAAAACAGTATCTTTTTCATATCAGAACCTCGGACTTGTGCGTTGGTTTACACTTTTTTGTCTTATGTCTTTTCTGCCGATTAAGGTTTTAAGATGCTCATAGACCGGTCCTGCCTTTGCCAAACGCTCATCATCAGCCTTTTCTTCCAGAATCAAAATCGCGGCGCCGTAGGCAATTAGCCGTCCCCATTCCGGCAGTAAAACGGCGGTATCGCCTGATAAGGCGGTGGGCTTTTCTATCGTCCGGGCCTTGAACTCGAAGATGTCATTTGCCTTGGGGCGAAGGTGGAGGACCTCGCCGCTCAACAGGGCCGCTTCCGGCCTGTTTCTTGAACTGTTAAAGTGGTCGGTAAAGGTTTTTGTGACCCCGGAGGCGTCCAGTCCGGTCGTTCCGGGTACAAAGCCGCCCGAGTCCGTACTCATTGCCGTTACATAGCCCATACAGGCGTTGCTTGAGCTCTCGTTAGATAGACCCTCAACCGCCTTGGCGGCGGTATCGTAGCCGGTGGCGTTGCCGCCAGCCTCTACAATCGAAATCGTGCCGTCTGAGTCGATTTCAAGCCGCCAGGCACCGTATTTGTTCTGTGGAATGGTATCGCCGGAAAGTGCGGTCTCTGCGGTAGCCTTGGGGTAGGAATAGTTCTGGGTTCGATACGAAAAGGCACTACTGGCAACGGCGGCCTTACTCGATGAGCCAATTGCCAAACCCGGGTCGGTTATGGAGTAGGCGCTGCCGGTATCCTTCGGGTAAAGGTCAAAAAACTTCTTTGTGTCCTGATACAGCGTTATATTTGAGCCGTTTATTGTTACCGGCTCTTTGAGCTTCAGGACGGTATCTGCTACATCGTACTCGCCGTCATCATCGACAGAGGTAGCCTGCGTGAGCCAGTCTTTTAATTTCTCCGGCTCACACTCAAGGGGAAAAGTATTCTGGTAGTAGTCGTTTATCTCATTGTCAATATCGTCATTCGATTTCTGCGAGGTACTTAACAGGCCGGTTATAGTCCGGACTTTCGTCCGTATATCGGATAAGTTCCAAGTTAAGGCCATTTTTCTGCCTCATAATCATCTCAAAAAAGGGGCGAGCGGTTAAACCCGCCCCTTAAAATTTTTATTACGGCATTACGTCAGTTCTGTTGTTCTTGATACTTCGTACCAGTGTGAACCGTTACTAATAAAAGTAATCACCATATATCTTGCCGCAGTGGTTCCACAAGTTACCGTTCCCGCAGAGGAAACCAATGTGGCGTGGAATGTAATTACTTCGTCGGCAGTACCTGCAGTAGTAAATACAATAGTTATCACATCACCAGCCGTACCAGCTCCGGAAAAGGTAATTTGCTGGTCTTCATTATCGTTCGGAGTATCTGTATAAAGATTCGACAAACCAACCGTTAATGTAACCGCTGCGCCTGGAGTAAGCGCTGAAGCCGCAGAAGATAATTGAACCTCTCCCGTCTTATTCGGAAGAGTAATAGTTCTATCGGCAGTCGGGTCTGTTGGTGTAATAACGGTTTCAAAAGCGTCAGCACCTCCGGTAGCGCCTTCAAATATCAACTGGTTCGTACCGCCCCAGATAGAATCTGCGGCATCAACATTATTAGTAGCTAAAGTTGAACCGATTAAAGCGCCTGTACTATTCGGTAAAGTTAATGTGATACTACTACCTACATCGGCTACCGCCAATATGGTATAAGCAGCATTGGCCGTTGCACCGTCAAAACTCATTGGGGTTGCACCTGCGATTTTGCCGGTGAATGTAGTAATATCGCCGATAGCATCGCCAAGAGTGGTAGCGGCAGCGGGAAGTGATAAGCCACCGGAACCTGCCGTAACTGTAGTAGTTCCGGTAGATGCGCCGTCTCCGATTATAATTGTTTTTGCGCCTGTACCACCAGTTCCGAAATTGATGGCATTGATACCTGTTCCAACGCCAAGATTAACAGTTTTAGCTCCGTTGCCAGTTCCGAGGTCAAGTTGCATAGCTGCACTGGACTCGCCAAACTTCATAGTTCCGGTTTGTGCAGCATTGCCAATCGTATAGGTAGTCGCAGCGACACCATCAACAGAAAAATTACCTGTACCGGCCTTAAGAGCGAGAGACGATGCTACACTATCACTACCAATAGTAATAACTTGAGCGGCAGTCCCACCGTCTCCGATATGAATAGTGTGCGCCCCGACTCCAGTACCCAAACTAAGGTCTGTCATTGTAGCGGTTGATGCACCGATAGTTATTGCCGCCGTCTGTGCCGCATCTCCGATAGTGATTGTAGAAGCCGCTACTCCTTGAATGTCAATATCGCCAGTACCGGCTTTAAGATTTAATGCACTTGCACCAGTCTCGTTACCAATAGTAATGACCTGTGCAACGGCATTTGCGCCAATACCGAATACGCCTGCCGAAGTCATAGTAATTGCGTCTGTGGAAGTAAGACTTAAATCGCCAGTACCGGATTGTACTGTAGTACCTGAAGTTGTGTTTGTACTGCCTAAAGTGGTAGCTTTAACACCGCCGCCTGTGGCTATATTTATGGTTTGTGCCGTATTGTCAGTTGCAATGTTCATAGCGCCCGTGCCGCCGCCGATTGTAACTGCGGCGTTGGTAGCAGCGTTAATGCTCGTAGTGCCCGCTACGGTCAGTCCCGTCAGCCCTGATGCAACACCGGCTGAAGTAACGTCCCAGGTAGTAGTATTTATCGCAAGGGTGTCCGTGCCAACGCCAATAGCTATTGCAGGAACATCACCGTTTGTAAGTAAGATTGAATTTTCATAGCTTGTCCCGTCAACATCATAGGCCTGGATAGCCAGTGTTTCCGCCGTAGTGGCACTTGCCCTAATCGCAGAACCGGTCAGAAATGTAAGTCCCGTAAAACCGGAACCCAAGCCGCCGCTGGTAATGTCCCAGCCCGTAGTATCAATCGCTACAGTACCGGAACCGCCACCAATAGAAGTTGCACCGGAAGAACTGCCCGTATTGATATTCACCGCATAATTCGAGGCATTGTTAAAAGAAACTATCCCGCCGGTTTGTGTAATGGCACCGGTGTTATTCAACGCTCCCGTATTGGCAAGAGTGCCGGTATTTGTAATGCCTGTCGCACCCGTAACCACACCTGCGGTAGAAACATTCAATCCGCCACTGCTGACTATACCTAAAGTGCTGGTTGCAGAACCAAGTGCAATAGCAGGGACAGCTCCGTTTAACCACGACAATACATTCGTATAACTGGCAGTAGCAGTAGTATCCCAAACCTGAATTGCTGACGCCTGTGCAGTTACTTCACTGCTTTGGAGATATATGCCATTGGCCATTACAATATCGCCTGTTACACTGCCACCACTAAATGAGCCTGCATTGGCAATCCACGACAATGCACCCGCACCGTCTGTCCCCAAAACGTAACCATTAGTTCCAATATCAATAGGAAGTGTAAAAACAAGATTACCAGACTGATTACCAGCGGATAATGTAGTGTAAAACGTTGCACCTGCACTTTCCATCAGTTTCACAGATGGTAAAGTTGGTATAATAGAACCGAAATCAAAGGTTGTAACGCTTGTATCCGATGAAAGTGTTACCGTATTACTGGTGAAGGTGAAAATCAATCCCTCATCGGCTTCGTTCCATTCCATAGCGCCGTTCGTCAAATTGTCGATAGTAAGGCCATTGGCGAAGGTGTAGATGTTGCGCTCGTCACCGTGAATGTCTCTAAGAAGCCTGTCCAATCGTTTCGGATTGCTGACGTTGCCATAGTTGATTCTCTGAGTAGCAAAGGCGGGGATTGCGATGGCTACTATCAAAAGTAGAAAAACTAATTTCTTCATTTCTTTTTCTCCTTGGTTTTCGCATTGACCTCAGCTTACTTTTTGGCCTTGGCTTTCTTTTTGGCCTTGGCTTTCTTTTTGGCCTCGAGCTTGTCAATGCGTTCCTTTAACTGTGAATTTTCATCTGCCAAATCACCCAAGTAATTCATCAACTCCCTTGGATGCTTGACAGCCCATAGGGTCGGTTTTTCCATAATTCCACCTCATTCCCCACTTTTTAAGTCGCGGGGCCTAATCGTGTGATGACAAAGCGATAGCGCATTCCGGCCTGTTGCATACTTTTGCCTTCCGCTGCACCCGCGACATACTTTGTGATTGGATGAGCAAGTTTTTCGAGGTGCTCAACTACACTTAGAGGCAATTCGTGTTTCCCGCCGCTGATAAGCCTGAATTTCCTTACAGAGTATCTCTTAACTACTTTACCCTGCCCGTCTAACTTCGCCGGTCTGCGAAAAACAAAGGGGAAATCAGTGCCATCAGTAAGACCTCGGTGGTAAATCTGCACCGCAATCAAAGGGTCATCTTTGTCGGCCGCTAACTTAGGCTCATTATCCGGTGGTTGAGCCTGCTGTTTGGGTTTTGTCGCCGTCTTTGCCATCAGTTTATCCTTTCAAAAATATAGTGCGGACAACGAGCCCACACTATGATTAGCCAATATCGCCAATGTCCTCGCAGCGAAGGGCGCGGTAAGCCTCGACATAGACAATCTTGTCGTTCCCTATCATTGTTGCGCCTAAGGTGATACCGAGACCTTTGTTGGCTACGATGTTTTCCTCGCGGCAAATGAAGACGTTGGTAGTGTCATCGGTAACTGTCTCGCCGGGGGTTGTCGGCCAGGTTGGTTCTGTGCCAAGAACATCGTTACTTGTTATACACTCATAGACATAGCCGTTATGTGTGTTTGGCCGATAGACAGTACCAACAGCGGTCGCGCTTCGGGCGGTGGGTTGGGTATCGCCAGCGGTGAAGTCCGAATCGACTGTTACTTTCTCGTCTATATCTGTCGAAGGATTCGGAATCAAGACCTGCGGTGACTTGGCGCCGTCATAAGCAGAAATACCTTTGGCGGCGGTGTCATTGTAGCTTAGAGTACCATCCTTGTCCCTATTTATACCATACTCCCAACTACCAGTTTCTGACTCATCGCTGTCTTCCATCATCTCACCAAACCAAGTAGTTACCTGGGGAAGTGAGCTTGTATGAGACATAACTGTAACCACTGCCTTTTTTGGAATGAATCCGAGGTCGAGATCATAGTCGGCGTTTCCGCTTTTGAGCCTGATTATCACACGGTCGTGAATCATAATTGTTTTCCTTTCAATTCAATTTTTACATTCAAATTTCAAAACTACGTCCTTTTCATCACTCCTGCCGTAAATCAACTCGCGCTTGGGATTACGTCCGTTTGGTGACCTTCAAAATCAGGATGTTGTTGTCGTTAAGGAGTCGACAGATGTTCATAAATTTCCAAGCTGCCGTCTGTCTTTGGTTGCCGGGGTCGGCAGAGCCGGCTGAACCGCGAGGATGAAGAATCAGGCTTGCGTTGGCTTTCCTCAAATCGACAACACCGTAGGCGTTCTTGGCGATAAACGGGATGTAGTAGTAATCACCTGCAGTTGACGGAAATGCCGATGATGCGTCGCCGTCTTTGTGGGCAAGCGTAGAGGCAAGGAACCTGGCCTCGTTTACACTGCCTCTTTCGGCCTCCAAAACCCCCGTCTGACGGGGATATTCGGATGTGTTTAGAAAGCCTGAGACCTTCTTCAAATCGGAGTTGAGCTCGGTGTGCATAATCGCCCAATAAGCGGCCTGAATCGGGCTTGTTCCCTGACCGACACTTGCCTTTATCCTCGGTGCAATCTCCTGAGCATCGTTGTTTTGCAGGGTGTTGGTAACCTCGTCAATATCGGTTTCGTTCAATACCGTTGTGTTACCTGATGGGCCGGCGTCTGCTGTTATCGCCGATGCACTTGTCACAAGCACATTCCTTATCAGCTCATCTTCGGTGCGGTGCATCTGGTCGTTAAGCTCGCTTACAGCGACATTCAGAGCCTTATTCTCACAGGTAAATTCGAGGACGTCGGTAATGAGGACCCAACCCATATACTGGGCTACAGTGGCGCGAATATCCTGCTTGGACAGAGTTTTGCCCGGAGGTGTAACACCTTCGATAATCTGCGTTGTTGCGGTTGCAAGCTGGGCGAAACGTCTCCAAACTACAGTCTTACCGCGACCAGCGGGTAAATTCGCCCGCTCAGCAAACAAACCGTGAACCAACTTCGGCTTGTTGCGAACCAGCAATAGCTTAAAGAAGTAAGCATTGACCGCTGGCGTAATAATAGATGTCGTGGTCATATTATCCATTGGTTAACCTTTCTTTTTCAAATGTTGGCCCCTTGTTCGCGAGCGAGTTTTATAAACTCATCGTCCGACATAGCGGCATAGCGTCCTTCGTCTGATAGAGCTGAACCGCCTTTGGCGGTACTTGAGGATTTCACTCTGCTCGCGTTCTCAACAGCCTCATCAATCACATCCTTGGCCTCTTTGGTTGTGACCTTCGTATCCTTGGTGTCTTTTCCAGCTTCTTTGCGCTGATGATGTAATTTGGCAATCTGGTAAGCGGCCATCTGGGGATTGCGACTGTTTGCGATTGTTGTGAGAAGGGCCGGGTTTGCTTTAATTGCTTCAGCTAATGGTTCGGCATAGATACCTGCTCGTATCTGCTCGGTAGTACCGACCATCTGTGGATAATCCGGATTCTCCTGAAAAAACCGAAGCTGCCCTAACTGAACGTTAAACTGGCCGGCAAAGTAATCGTTGATTGCGCGAAGCTGTTTTTGAGTCGGCATATCATCAGGGTCGTTAGGGTCAAGACCGACCTCTTTGTAGATATCAAAAGCATCCTGAGCCGGCGCTTGAACTGCAGGTATATTCGCCCGCATAACTGCCATATTGTCGATGAGGTCTTGAGTTGTCTTTTCTGCGGCCTTTAACTTGGTGTTTACTTCCTCAAAGCGCCCCATAGGGACAGTTTCTTGTTTGCCCGTAGCTTGCTTGTCTTCACCAGCTTCGCCGGCGGGCTTTTGACCTTCATCTGTTTGAGCTTCTTGGTCTTCTGTTTCGTCTGGTTTACCCATAATCCACTTTCCTTTCCTCAGGACCGGCTTCGACCTGATATGAGTGCTCGGCGAGGGCACTCGGATTTAACGCCTTAGCCGCGTTTTTTAATTTCTGCGGGCAACAAAAAAGGCCGTGTGAAGGTGTGGCTCCACACAGCCGATTTTTGTTCTTACGATGACCTTCAGCCCGTCAGCCGTCAGTCAAACCCGATTATTCACTTTTTAATCCCGACCAATATATGTCCCAAATCCTGTCGGCCCTTTCAAAATCTCCTATACGACAGGCCGAATACCACAAATTTATCAACCATATTTGCTGCGAAGCACTCATTAGTAAATTATTGGTAATCCCTGAGCTTCTCTCGCTATTGACTCGATTATAGGTGCTGTTTCAATGGGCTGAATCGGGGCATCCGGCGGCAATACCCATACCTCTTTCAACTCGCCTGTCTTATTATCAACCCGCCAGCACATAGTATTCAACATCTTCGGCGGCTTCTTTGCTCGTGGCGAAACTACCATCCTCAACTGCTCACCGTTGGCAAACCAAGCGGCCGTAACGAGAATATAGTAAGGCTCGCGGCGGTGCTTGTTCTTTTCAATGGCCTCCTCGACCTTATTTTCAAGCACCTGCGCCATCGAAGGTATCAGCTCCCCAACCTCAATCGTTCTCGGCATTTTTAAGACCCTTTCTTATTCGCTTAGCGTGCCGTTTCAATGCTGACTGTCTTTCGGGATCATTCTGCCCTTCATCCCTAACCTGCGGCACTTCGTCTATCCTCAAATCCCTTGTCCGAAACATCCTTACCTCTTGGCCGCTTTCCAAAATCTGTTCGAGACTTTCCATAAAGCCGTCCGTAAAGGATTATCGCTAACCTCGCCAGAATCTTGTTGCGTACAGCCTCATAAGACCAGTGTTTCTTCGCATGACACCACAGACACAATGTCCTGCCATTATCGACCTCGTAAATCAAATCCGGTCGTAGATACTTCGGTTCGATATGGTGAGAATCCAAAAGCTCCCTGTCCAGCTCGCCACAACCAGGTTCTGTGCACACCCAACCATCCCGAATTTTCACGTTCAAAGACCATTCTTTTAGCCTTTCGTCCATCAAGCAGCAGAAACCATAACCTTGCGTAGCCGTCCGCAATTAGGACACTTCCTTTTCTTTGCTGAGTACTCATACATCCGAACTTGCTTACCTCTACAGTTCATTCTCACCGAACATCTACAGAAGATACGACCAGCGGTATAATCTTTCATCTTTTCGTCATTCCTTGTGTACGCGGCCCTTTTTCGAGGGCTGCAAGCCTGTCAAGCAAACCCATCACTTTGTCCCAGTCCATCTGGTCGAGCTCCTTCATAGTCTTAACCCGGGCCAATGCAGCGTCAGCGTGATGTTCCCCAACGTTGGCCTTGCGCTCTTCGGCGCGCCCGAAGTCGGCGGCCATTTTGGCCTGCTTCATCTGCTCAGTGGTTTTCTTTTCCTGTGCTTCCTCGGCCCGAGCTTGGGCCTGGGCCTGCTCACCTTGCTTGATTATCTGTTTGAATTTGTCCTTTAGCTGTAATGGCATAAACTCAAAAATGACAGACCAGGGGATTGGGGCTTCGTCTTTTTTAAGCTGCCTCAACTCAACATAGGCCATCTGCCGCTGGGTCTCGGTTAAAATGCCCTCCTGCGGCACAATGTCATAGTCGTTTAGGTCGTCACTATAGAATTGCTGCACCGGCGGCTCGTTGATTATTCTAAGGATTTTGTGGGGTCTGTAATTGGCCTGAATCATCTTAATCAGCTTGAAACCAAGCTGCTTCTTGCTGAACCGCAGATTGTCAAATAAATCCTGCAGAGCAACCAGGCCGGCACCCTGCCGGAGCTTCAACAGATAACCCGATACCTGCGCATTTAATTCCTCGGTGCCGAACATCGACTCATTGACGCCGGCAATCAGATTGATGAACTCTTGAAGGTCGTGGTTTAATTGAAATAGACCAGCTGGAATATCCGCTGATTGTTTGAACTCAATCTTGCCCCACTTGCCTTCTTTAACCCAGATACCTTTACCTTGCCCGCTGGCGTGGATGTCATCTTTATCGACTAAGGTCCCTTCCTCAGCTATCATTCCAGAGGACACCTGACTGTCAATGATATCAAGGATTTTAGAGATTCGCTTGGAGACCTCTCGCTGCGGGTCCCGAAGCGGGCGGACCTCGCCTTGAAGTTTTTTCGACATATCGTCATATTCAGGATACCAGAAGCCAGCCACCAGAATATGTGGATAGTCGTCAATCTTGTTCGGGTCTGGACCGCTGCGGACTAATCTGCCGTTTACAAAACAGTCAAGTTCAACCGTGTCCTTGTACTCATCCCAGCTAACGAGCTGCAGGGGATATCGGCTCATCAATTCCTTTAAGAGCTTTTGTGTACCCTGCCATTCAAATTTCTGGCCGGATTGACGATTGCCGACCATCTTGATTTTCTTGGTTGTCCGTTTCCAAAAGGCAGAATAATTGGCCCTTGTACCATCTTCTCGCCCTCTACCTTTATAAGCTGAAAACGGCAGCATTTCACCACCTGGCTGCTTGGCGTATTCTTCGATGAGCTTCCCCTTGCCCAGCAAAAGGGTCTTAATGTCCTCTGTGAGCATACCCTCCTCGTGAATAATGATGTACTTGCAGTCGGATAGGTCTCTTTTGAAAAAATGCGGGTCCAGAAGGAATTTGTTGTATGGCTTGCGGGCGAACTGAATGTTTCCTTGGCGGTCGAAGTAAGGCTCAACCAAATTGGCTCCGGTAATCACAGCACCCATCTCAAAGGCATCACTCATTACCTCATAGCCGCGCTTGTTCTCCATCAGGGGCATTACCACGCCAGTTAGTTGGCTTGCAACCTTATCATCTGAACCTTCACTGGGGCCAATTTTCAAGCTAAGGCGGTTCCTCCGCTCATAACCGGTAATCATCTTTACAATTCGGCGAGTGATATTGAAGTTGAGAACCTCGCGGTCTGCATCACGGAAATACTGCTTGTCCTCCTCCGTCCAGGGGTCGTCAATTACATACTTAAAGTCTTTGTGGGCCTCAGACATCCAGGGAAACCACAAATCATAGGCGTTGTTAAACGCAGACTCGAAATCTTTTTCTTTGTCGTCCATTTATTTATGTACGGGAATGTTATCGACAGTAATTTCCTTCAAGTCATCAAGCGGATAGGGGAGATTATAAGTCCAACAGCCCTCTCTTATGAAAATCTCAAAACCACAGGGACAGTTGAGTTCTTTAGGCAGCCTGTCACCACCCTCAACCGTTACGCCGTGCGGAAGGCCGCAATCAGGGCAGTGCCACTTGATAACGTGAGTTGTCGGAGCTATTGTTAGTTCGTACTTTGGCATTTTTTCAGCAAATAAAAAAACCCGACAGTTCTTTGTAGAACCATCGGGTCATTCTTATGGTCGAGAGTAGACTCGATTTACTTAACTAAATTGTAAAATAGCGTCAAAGTCTTGGTTTAACTTCGATTATCGTACCATTTTTGATGTCTCCGGTGTGAATGGCGAAATCTATCGTAACCTCCATTCTGATAGTCCCATACTGCATTAGAGCTGCCTTTTCTCTAAGGTTCTTGAGGATACGCAGCTCATCAAGTGTGGGTATTATATCAGAATGCTCATCTGAAGTCAAGATGTTTTCTTGGCCGCCCATTATCCACCTGTTTTATTCCAGCAACATTTCTTGAACTTTTTACCGCTTCCGCAAGGGCAAGGCTCATTACGGCCAGCCTTAAAGACTTTCACGCTTCTTACAAGTTTACTCCGCAACGACACCTCGGCGGTGGCTAAGGCGTCTTTCAAAGACGGATGTGGCTTTGTTTCGATATGTCCATCGTAATACTCAGTGGTACTCATTTTGCGTTCTCCTGTGCTTTCTTGACGGCTTCAACGGCGCCGGTTATCTGCTTGTGGGCAACAGATGTTACATCGCGGCTTTCAACGTGCTTACGGGGCGGCCGGGGCGAACTTACTCCTGCATAGAAGGGGTTGTAATCGCGAAGACCGCCTATAAGGTCGTGCGGCTGAACAGCTCTTAGATATGCAGCATAGCTTTGCTGCTGTTGCTGTTGTTGTTGCAATCGTGCGTGCTCAAAAGGATTCATAAAGCTTCCGTCAATTAGTCCCATTTTTCTTTGCCTTCACTTACTAAGGTCAATTAAAGAACATACCGCACCTTTGGGTGTTATATCCTTGCCCGCCCTTTTTAGAGCAACTATATGAGCTCCCCAAGGGCCAAATACTGAGATAAATTGTTTTTCACCTTTAGTTGGCCTGAGGCGTTTTCTTCTTCGAGGTTTCATTTCTTTGCCTTCAAATAAGCTCTGCCAATTCTTTTCAGGCTCTTTTCCGTACTGTCTTTCCCGTCCAGCTTGAACAAATCGCCGTGCCGCTCATTCCACAGACCGACCCAATCCCGAACCCGATAAGCCGACCAGTTATCACCAAACGCCCACTTGAGACAATCGTCAATCTCCTCGGCCGGCACACCTGCCTCAGCGAGCCAGCGAGGTAAGTTACCTTTGAATTTAGCTGTTCGTGGCATCTTATTCACCTCACTTGTTGGGGTTGTTAGGGTCAACCTTATAAATTACTTTGGGGCCACCAAAAAAAGTAGCGTTACTTATTAAGTCCCCATCCATAATCGCCTTGCTTTCAATCTCTGTGACCCTTCTGTTGAGCTCATCGGTCGCCCTTGCCAGTATAATCAGGTTGTAGGCCAACCTTGAATCCTCACTATCCCCATACTGTGCGGCCCACTGCTGCGGGTTTGGCTTAAAAACCGATTGCGTCTTGTTGACCTCGTTGCAGCCAACAATCGCCAGCAACATTACTATGATAATTAACTTTTTCATTTTACGGTCTCCTGTGTCGTGCCCATATTTCCTTTGCTTCCTCGGCGGTCATACCTGCTTTTGTCAAGCCCTTTTTAACGGCCATACTTGCGTATCTTACCATATCTGCGCCGTGGTCTGTACCGTCTTTTTCCGGTACATCGGTAAAAACAGGGTTGTCCTCTGTACTCATCTGCTTGTTTTTGTGGGCGTGATAACCCTCTAAACATTCAATTAAACGGGCGCAGTTGGTCTTGTGAAACCGGCATCTGTCAAGAAACTTGAGGGTGCGCTGGATACCATTACTCACCCGATGTTCTCTTGGCAAAGGCTTCGCGTTGTATTTGAACTCCCTTAATGTATCAAGAGCCGATTGGCCGGTTATTACCTTTGTTGCGTTGCTGTCCATATCACAAGGCACAATAATCTCGCCGTATCTGTAACCGTACTGTTTTTCGTATTCATCGAACAGCTCGACATAGCTTTCTATGCCCAGACCGGAATCCTCGTAATAGTTGATGAAGTTCACATTACCCTCTATCTCCTGAAGGAAACCGATCGCTGTGGTGTAGCCGATATCCTCAACGATGTGGACCGGATAGTGTGGGTTGTAATCCAGCATATCACTTATGCGGTCCTTCTTTCGTAGCTCGGCCATCTTTTTGCCGTAATATGAGCCTTCGGCGCCCTTTTCCGATATTCCGCCCAAAACTCGAACCCGGTACTGGTCCGAGTCTTTGCCGTACTTTAGGCGGATCCGCTGCTCATACTCACGGCCATAAACACCTGGGATAATCTGCCCACCTGCTTTGAAGTTGGGTGTGTCCGTGACTTTTATCTGTATATGATTCCAGGTCGGGTCTTTTAGGGCCGCCGGGAAATCACCGTATTTGCTTGTCGGGTTGCCAATTGCCAGAACCCTCTTAAACGGCGCCCCGATATGCTCAATCGCCCGCCAGATCTCCGGCAGGATCGCCGCGGCCTCGTCAAGAATGATTAAGACGTGCTTATTGTGAATACCCTGGATCCTGGTGGCCTCCTGCGTCACCGTGTCCGGCCTGGTCGATATGCCGGTCGCGTACCATATCACCCCCGTCTCTGCCTGCATATCGAGCATTATCGTTGTGAGCTTGCCACCTAACGGCACCCGGGCGTTTGTGTGAGCTGCACGGATTTCACGCCATAAAAGATTTTTGACCTGATGGCCGGAAGGGGCCATCGTTACTACAGTAGATGGATAAAAACAGGTCAAAAACCACAAGGCCAATCGGCCGGCTGTATAGGTCTTGGAGACGCCGTGTCCCGCACCCACAGCCGTTCTCTCGTTGTCCCGGACCGAAGTACTCACTTCTTTCATTTTGCCCCACAGGTGCTCTTTCTTGACATCGAGGGCGTGCGTCATATACCAACTGGGGTCTTTGCGACCCCGTTCAATAAATTGCAGGATTTCACTACTCATCCTTCATTGCCTCGTGGACGGCTCCTGCCAATGACATTGTTCCCTTAAATTTCTTGGTAATACGCTGCCGAAGTGCGTTAAACTCCCGTATCGCCCCCAGTTTAGCCCCAAAATCTGCGTTTTGAGTGATGAGAAAAGCCAACTGCTTGTCAACGTGCGCCTCGTTCAAAGATACCCTTTCAAGCAGTTCATTGATGTAGGCCAGAATATCAGTATTTTTCAGTAGGTTGCGGGCTGAGTTTGCCGCCGAATTATATGCCCCATGCTTGCTTAAGTTTATGTCGTAGGCTTCAATATAAGACTGAACACCGTTACCAAAAAACTCCCGGGTAGTACAGAAAAGTTCGCAGAATTTCCGTTGCTTTACATTGAGTGTGGCCTTGGCTGATTTCTTCTTGACAGGCTGTTTCTTTGTCTTTTTAGATTTAGCCCGCTTCATACCCCCATACTATACCACTAAAAGGCTGAAAAGTCCAGAACTACCCTGTACCAGACGCTTCGGCTCGGTACGGGGCTACTCAATAAGGCAACTCCCTATATCTCAAATCTTCCGGCCATTCGGCGGGATTGTGGCTGACTTTGCCGTTGATAGAAACCTGTTTGACAAATACTTTTGTTGTTGGATTATCAATGGAGTTGAAAGTTTCCATAAAATCGTTTAACGAAATAACTCTACGTCGAGGCCCGCTTTCGCAACCCAAAATAAACCAACCAATATCATCACAATACGGCTGGAAATCAATAGCTTCTAAAAGCGGCTCGCCCGATACAAACCGATGCGCCGCCGGTATCTGTAAAAGGTCAATGATTCGTTGTTCATATTTTGGAAGCTCAACTGATACGCCAAGCCAGAGATTGGGTAGGGGGTATGATTTGTAAATTGTATGTTGTCCTTTTATTTCCATCATTGCGTCTCGGATTCTGGCACGCAAAGGATATTCGTCTTTGAAATACTCCGCCATTTTCTTCAGTCTTTTTGTCAATACTTGAAAATTGTGTTGCGGGCAGAGTGCTATAACGGCCATCACTTTATCTATAAACTCAAACGGCACTGATTCGTGGAATAAATCAGACATCGAGCAAACGAATATCCGGCGGGGCTTGCGCCAATGCAGGGGTATATCAAGAGCTTTCTCATCACAATAAATTTCACCATTCCATTTGCCTATATTTGCTCCCCAATCCAAAACACTGGCATATTTTTTCCAAAGCGGCGTCTCTGAAAATGTGCCTTTAGGCCTCTGTGCGGCGCCAAGGCAAGCTAACCGATACGCCATTTTCTCTGCATAGCAATTCTGGCAGCCTTCGCTAACCTTTGTGCAACCAGCTACAGGATTCCACGACATTTCAGTCCATTCAATTTTTGTCTTAGCCATTCCTATATTCCTTTATCAATCAGTCTTTGCGGGGTCATTCTGTATCCTTTTAAATTCAATTACCCACACTCGGGGATTTTTGTACCAGCCGAAGCCACGTTCGGCGTTGAGAGAATCCCAAAGGGCTTGAAACCAGCGCTTCGCTTTATAATCTGTATTGATTAATGGCATCATTTCTTGGTCACGTGGCCATCCTTCTTTTTGAACTTCTTCCTCGCTTATATCCTGCACCCTCTCTACCCTGATATTCGTTATCTCAAGCCAGATTCGGGCCGCCCATTTGGGCATAAAGATTGGTGAACGCCATCGTGCGTGCTGTTTGTTTTTGTCTTTATTTTGACGTTGCTTGGCATATTTTCGGGCTTTCTTGGTAAACTTTATACCTCCCGTTTTGTATTCAACACCATAGGCATAGCCACCACAGCCCAAAGCAAAACGCCCATATCTAAAAGTTTCCCGCACCCACAGCAAATCACCGACCTTGTATTTTGGCTTTTTAGGGTATCCGTGATAATCGGGGTCTTTAGAGTTCATAAAACACCAACTAATTATATGCCCGTCTTTATGAACAATAGGCTTGCAAATATCCCAAATAACGGGTGGCTGTGGCTTTATAACCCTTCTTGTCTGCGTCTTTCGCCCATCAAGAATCGCCCTTACGGATTTAGCCGAAAATATAATTGGCCTATCATTCATTCCCACAGCCCTTTCTGCCCTTGCTTCTGCTCGGCAACGGACACGCCAGTATCAACGGCCTTTAGTTTTGGTATCGCAAATTTCTCTACATATTCTCTTTTCAGGTCAATCATAATGTAATCACGCCGCAACTGTGCGGCTACCTTGCCAACCGTTCCCGTCCCGCAGAAACATATCCAGGCAAACGCCTGGCCTCCATCCTGCGTTGCAGCCGCAATCGGTGTAGCCTTTCGGTATTGTTATTTTATTGGCTCTACCGTATTTCATAGATTGCGGGGTACACGCTCCGCTTTTTAGCCCGCCACTTTGATTATCAGTATCGTATTTTTCATTTCCTTTTCCTTCTGCGCTTTCGTAAGAAACATCAAAGATTCTCTCTCTTGCCTTCCCGCACTTCTTACAGACAAATTCAGGGCAGCCCGCCAGAATCATCGGCTCGACCAGCTTTTCAGGAAACGTAGCAAAGTGCGCTTCGGGGCAAGCCTGGGTTGGTATAGTCCAGACACAACGCTTGTTGCGGCCAAGAGGTAATTTGTGGATGGGCGTACTCTCCCTAAAACCTGCATAGCCTGGCCTGTTTGCCTCCTTGCTGTCTGGCTTCGCCGCTGGTGGCACTATTGTCCCTGCAGCGTACCTGGGATGGCTTGTTTCGCTCTGTGGCTCATACTGCGGCTCGAACCAATACTTAAATCCCTGCCATAAAGAAATCTTTACTCGTTTTTTCTTTCTAATGCCCCATTGCCAGTCAAGACTTTCTATGCCGCTCTTGTAATCTGGTGGCCTATCTGACACTTTACCATCAGGCCGGAAATACCAAAGAATATCATTGTTCTTTACAAAGAAAAAGACATACTCAAAATCGACAGTGAACCTGTCCTTTGCGCTCGACGGCATCGGGTTCGGCTTGTGCCAAACTATCACGTTCCGCAGAATCCAGCCTCGATTGACCATCTCGATAGCAAAGCGTTCGGGGATAAGGCAGAGGGATTTATCATAACCTTTAACACCAGGCCGGCCTTCACCTTCGTAATAATAACTACCAACGTTAGTTCCCTGTTTATAAGCCGCTCGGCTTCCAGCCCCGCTGCTCGTTCCGTAGGTATCTCCCAAATTCACCCAGCATGTCCCGTCCTTGCGAAGCACACGAAAGACCTCATCGTAAACTGTGCAGAGCTTGTCGATATATTCCTCAAAGGTAGGCTCAAGGCCAAGTTGACCGGCAACGCCGTAATCCCGCAAAGCCCAATATGGCGGAGACGAAATACAGCAGTTAATCGAATTATCAGGAAAAGCCCTAAGCACTTCTCTGGCATCTCCCACCAAAATCTGATTTACTGGCAGCATCTATCTGCCCTCTGCTAATTCACGAGAAAAATGCACTTCTTTTCCAAGTATGTTTCTCATCAACATATCATCAGGAATATCATCAGGAACATTCGGTTTTCCCGAAACAGACCTATGAAACCAACCTCTTTGCTCTCGCAATATCAAGACCGATTCAATTCCAGTATTCCTTTCATAAGTACACAAAGCATCATTCAATCTTACAAGGGCTCTATTAACTTCATTATCTGAGTGACTCATTTTTCAATCTCCTAATTTCCGGCCTAAGCCTGCGGTCATCGCCGCTACCTGCTTTTGGCGTTTATTTTGTATTGCCTGTGCCGTTTTTTGTCGGTACTCGAACAGTGGGCCGGCCGGCGGCTCTTTGGGGGTGGCCCAGATGATACGGTGCTGTTTTCTGGGGTGAAGCACGGCCAGCCACTCTCTTTTTTGGAGCGATAGGATTTTACGCTGGATTGTCCGGGCATCTGATTTGAGCAGCTTGGCGAGCTGGGCGGAGCTTTTGTAACAGCCTGCCGGCCACCGCATAATCTCGCTGATAAGCAGCGCCTCGAACCGGCTAAGTTCTGGATGTCTGAGTAGCCATTCATAGACCTTGATATATTGCTCCACCATTTAACTAATTCCATCCGTGACCGGCTTTTTCCTGAGCGAGTACTCGTCCTTGGTAATCCTGCCATTTTACTTTTTTGAAAATCGCCTTATGATTGACCCAGCGGGCAAAAGTTCGCTGGTACAGATCGCTTTTGTCAAAGGGCATTACAAACGGGTCAACACCTAAACCCCGGAGTGTTTCTACTCGAGACAAATCTTCTGCCCCTGTGGAATTGAACCCGATTAAGACGTAACACATTAGCTTGTAAGGTCTTATGTGCTTAGTGATTTTGCGTAGTTTTTCCTCGAGCATATCTCGAGGGTTGTCCCAGGCTATTTTAATCTGTTTGCGGTGTTGTAGAGTATTTAAGGCTTCGCACATTTCTCTTGTCAATAATCTGGCGTCAACGCCTTGGAAGTCCACAGGTTGTTCTTTGTTTCTTAACCAACCGATATGTACCCGCCATTCGAGCGCAGCAAAAAAGTTATTGTCCATTATGGTAATGTATTCACCTTTAGGGTTGAGTGGTTTCAAGCTAACCAGGCGAAACCGACCTTCTTTTTGATATACTACACACCAGGGACATCTGCGAATACACCCTCGAGTGAACCATACATAGGAAGTTTTACAATCAGGATAGAGACTATAATCATACTCAGCTAATTCCATTTTTACCGATAACTGGCTTGTAACCTCAAACCCCGTTCCCCCGCAGATTGCTCTTTTCGGCACTTCGCTTTTGTCTGTGTAGTCAAATAGACTGCTGCAATAAATGTGGTCGAATTGCCTATCTGTAAGCGGACTCCACCAGCCTACGGTATCGCCTCGTTGTTTATGGTACTGAGCAATCAGCATATAGGCGGTATTGAAGATTTTGGGCTCTATGTCTATCAGGCCGATATTCATTTTCTCTATCTTTTCTCTTATTTACTCTATGTTACGGCCTGAGGCCGTAGGTTTTGGGACTAACTCCCGATTTGCTTACGGCGTCAGACCGTAAGGTTGAACCGGATTTCACAAAGATTTCACAGGTTATCCACCCTGTACCAGAAGCGGTGCAGGGCCACTATGTTCCCGGCAGTCTTTCTTGAACGGCCTCAAGGGTTATTCGCAGTTCTTCTTTTTCATCCATCCAATTTGAGGGTTACTTCCTTGATGGTTGCTTCCGCTGCGATTTTTTTCTTTGCCATAATTTTTCCTCTTTCTGTCTCAAACATAATTCGCCATTCGGATATTCTCTACACACCTTCGGCTTTGCCTTGTAGCCGTAGCGTTCGTGGATTAAACAAACACCAATTTCACCTCGGAGCTCAAACATTTCACAGGGGACGCTTGGGTCCCAGAGGCGTCCGAAATTGCGTCCATCGTTTGCCCTTTCTTTGAGTTCCGGGATATCCTCAAAGTCGCCGTTCTTCCAGAATGTTCTGCCAATAGTAAGACAACAAGCCCCACATCTTTCGCAGGCCATAGTGGGGGGTCTCCTTACACCTTTGATTTGGTTTTTTTCTTTTTTGGCATCCGTTTTTCAATGCGGTTAAGTTGCCTTCCACAACAGTCCATTTTGTTGCTTAGGCTTTCTGCAGTTTGTAAATTTCTCTCCAATAATCGAGCGATATAACAAAGCACAGGGAAGGACAATTTTTCCGTAGAAGTTTCTCTAAGATAATCACCAAGACTGGTTTTATCGGTAGTCACACTCCAAGTGAGGATTGACCTTCCTATTTCGATAAATGGGTATGAATTTTTGTCCTCTGTCTTTGCCATTTTGGACTCCTTTCTATAATTGTTTTAAGAGGTTTTTCCGTATCAGCTTCAAAAATACTATCTGTGCTTCTTCGTTCATCATAGGTTTCGGGCCAGTTCGGATTTCCTCAATCTGGAGGATGAGCCAAGCGTAGTCTAAGCGGTTCTTCCGTAGCCATTTTATAATTCGAGCAGGGTACTTATGACATTTTCGGCAAACTCCAAGACCGTTTCGTTTGTCCCAGAAGCACAAGCGGCGCCAGTAAACCCGACCAATAAGATGGTGGGCGTCAACGACCTTCTCATCGTTGCAAATCGGGCAAATAAAGGGCGATCCCTGAAAAATGAGCAACGCCCACAATCGCAAACATTCAGCCTTTAATCTGTTCACCCTTGTTTGTTTGACCATAAAAATCATTTTGTTAGTGCGTAATAAATGACATAAATCCAACTACAAATACCGTGCAGAATACACCACAAAATTGAAGCATTTTTTGCCCACGACAATATCATTGCCAATGCACAACCCATACTAATTCCAACACTTGTTGAAGTATTTGACATTTTTCAAACCTTCCAACGAAGGGGCGGCACCTGCCGGGACACCCCGGCGTTTCCAGCACCGCCCTATCCAACTTAGCTGCCGAGGCTATTTCTTTTTGGATATCTCTTTTTCGAGGGTGGTAATTCGTTTTTCGTGTTCAAAGACTTTCTTCTGTGCGTTGTTAAGCTCTTTGAGCGATTCTTTGTGTTTTTTTTCTAAATCTCGCTTTTCCTGCACAAGTTCGGATACTCGCTCCTCGAGCTCATCTGCCCTTGTCTTTGAAAAACCAACTGAATGGCCGTTCGGACAATGCCATTCGCCGCCGTTTTTCCTCTTTGACTCGTATGTTAGAGTTGGGATTGCATAAACCACTCCACAGGTAGGACAAACGCAAGGTGTGAGCAAAACATCATTAACGGTGCCATCAAAACTAAATCTCATATTTGTCTCCTTTCAAAAAAGCGAGGCGGGCCGGATTTTCACCGGCGGGGGCCTTCAGCTCGCATCGGCAGCCCCACCTGGAGTCTAACTGACGACGTGTCTGGTCGCGCCGGATGCGATTCAGGACAGTGGTATCGCCACCGCCTCCGCCTCACTATTCACTTATCAAAGGTGGGCCTACTTTGCTTCGTGAGAGGGGGGGGAGTCTCAGCCAGCGTTTCGGCCCGATATTCACTTATCCAAAAACAGGCACTTCCTTTGCGAAAATCCGAACCCCGGGTATCTCCATAGCAGCGTTTTTGATATTCCTGCCGTTCACAAACAAAAATACCCCTGGTAGGTTTGTTTGCCATACACTAATCTCTGCTGCTGTTGTCCCATCCTCATTTTCCGCTATACTCATTCGTTGTTGAATCTTAGATAAATCATTGAAGCAAAATTCGGGGGGTACTTTGGTAAAATCAACGACTTTGTAAACGGTCTGCTTGCGGGTCTTGGTCGTGTCGCGGGTCTCAAAAGAAGCTGGTCGGACAACAGGGGCGGTTTCCTCTTTGACTTTGTGGCCGGCGTCAGCGTGGGCCTGCTGGATTTTACGGCGCCTCTCCTCCTCTCTTTGGGCGGCCTCCTCAGCCTCCTGGTCTTTGCGGCGCTGCTCGGCCCGATAGTCCATTAGCTTCTGAGTGAGGATTCGCTTGGCCTCTTGGTATGGGGCGGCCACATTCTTAAAGTCGCCATTTATCAGTCGCAGCGACTCGTTGATAGGGGCGGTACGCTCCTTGCGCTTCTTCTCCACTTCACGCAAGCCGGCGGTGATTATGATTAGGCTGTTATTTACGCTGTCCGCGTCCGCTTGATTTTCGATTTCGAGCTTGTTGGCTTCGGCGAGCAGCGTTTGCGCCTGCGTTCGTAGCGGGGCCAGCATTTGCTCTGTCTGTCCGTTTGTTCCCATTTTTTCGTCCTTTCAATATGGCTTGTTCAAAAAAATTACCTATCCTTTTAATGGCTTCCGGGCCTGTCATATCGCTGAATAGTTGGGCTGCCTCGGCCTTGATTGTGTCCCTGTTTGTTCCCTCCGGGTCCCGCCAGGTAGTTTGAAAAGTCGTCAGTAAGAATTGCTTGAGCGCTCGGGTGTGTGCGGTGTTGCCGGACCAGTCGCCGTTCATCCCCATACCACTGCCCCAGCCGACTAAGGTATAGCCGGTGTCCAAGTCCTCGATGCAATAAGCGCCAATCACCAATACCGCCTGACCTACTACCGCCACAATCGGCTGTATGCCCGGGGCCAAGTATGGCCGGATAACAAGACCCTCAAGTTCACACTGCTCACGATAGATTTGGAAGACCTGCTGGGCCTCGGTGAAGCGAAAGAGAACCTCTTGACTTTCCGGGTCTTTACATTCGCCAGTCGGGTCAACGGCGGGTACTCTTTCCCTGATGGCGGCGATTTTCGCCAAAAGATGTCGCTTCGGGTCAAGTATCCGATGCCGTTTTCTACGGGTTGTTTTCTTAACCTTCTTAACCTTTTTGGGTTTTTTCTTTGGCATTTTTATTACCTCTGCTTAAAAATTTTAGTACGGCGACATCTTCCGCAAGTCACATCAGGTTTATAATGCGTGAATTTTCCGTATATTTCCCCACAAGCAAAATGGACATTATCAAGATACCCAGGTAACGGCCTTTTAACTGCATAATGTATTGTCTCTTTCTTCACAATCTCCCCTTTCTGGCTGCGTAGAAGGTGCTGTTTTCCAGATTGACTAAGGCGTAGTAATTGATTCCACCTTTACCTTTTTTAACTAAGTCTATGCAGAGGCCGATATTGATAAGCTGCCGGCGGAGCTCGTAAAGCCGTGCCTGGTACTGGTCGCCAATCTCCATCAAATCAGCAGTCGATACCGGCAGGCCGATTTTGTCCCGCACCTTAAACAGCTTCCACATCTCCATCGCCTGCCCTTCCAGGCGGAGCTCATCCTCTACCAACACAGAAGGATTGAGCAAAACCTCAACAAGTTCCATTTGACGTTCAACCATCTTTTATACTAAGCAGTTTTCCTTCAAATACTAAAATTTCTTCCTTTGTTGCTGGGCGGATATGAATGGATTTGTTATTTGCCAAATCTCTTTGCATAAAGCCCCAGTCGTATCTTTCGCCTCGCGTTGTATAAATCGAACTCATTACTGTATTGCTTTCAAAATAAAACTTTTCACCAATATAAATAAGTTCAACAGTTTCCATTTTTGAACCTCCTAAACCAGAACGGCACATTTTTTTTGAAGTTTAGATTTCCTTCGGGGTCGTCTTCGGGGGGTACATAACGGTCAGCAAGATATTCGATAAAATCTGTGGGCCTCCCTGCCCTCTCCCACCGTTCCCTGGTCTTGACGATTGTTGCAGCAGCCCAAGCCGCTTGAGTTTCTAAGTCTGTCCCCCACGCCTTGCCCTTGACACCAAACTCTTTCCCGGACTCGCCGTTTTCAGACTTGCGAATTGCCAGAAGGATTAAGAAATCATCTCCAAAGCAGCCGTTTCGCTCGGCGGCCTTGCGAGTAAGCTGGCCGGAGAGACTACATTGATTCTCAGTGGGATGAGAACTGTTAGTCTCTCCGGCATTGGTGTCATTAAGGCCAGATTCGGGGCCGACTTTCGGGCCGGCCCCTTCACTGGCTTCGGAGGAGGGTGATGAAAAACCTTGCGTTGGTAAATCCGGTAAAGAAACTAAAAATGGTCTAACGGCGCAGCCGAGAAAAAAACCAATAATGACGGCGACAATCAAATCAACTATGTCAAACTTCCAGTTCATTTTTGCCTCCAGAACTTCCACCATTTGCGTTCATAACATCTAAAAGATTCACCTTCTGCTATACCGTGAAAGCCGTAAGGCGTGTTGGAACGGCATTGTCTTTGC